ACTTTGGCAATCTTGTTTTCTAACTCGCCCATCTCAACCTGAATTCTAATCGGCTCGCCATTGCTTCCGCCAATTTCTAACTTCTCTGTTTTGCCGAACTCCTCGGGAACTTGACGCTCTAACCACCACGCCGCTGCTCTCCAGTCTCCATCGTTACCGCTCTTGGCAATAACTGCAACCTTTTTAGTAATTGCCTCTGCTCTTGCTTGCTCGACTCGCTGTAAAAATTGCAAGAATACAACTTCGGTTGGATTAGATTTTACGGTCATTGATAAAGATAGGCGCTCGCGCTCTGCCAATCCTCGACTCATCCAGTTATAGAAAGTCTTTTCTGCTATCCCTGAAGCGGTGACTGCCTTTCGAACAGGTGTTCCAATTCGGATGTAGTCAAGAAGGGTTTGTTCCTTCGTGACATCGAGGAGGGCTGTCTTGCGTCCAGCATTGCTCTTTGGCTTTGTTGTTGGTTTCTTCTTTTCAACTGCGGTTGCCATTAAAATTCCATCCCTATGTACCAAAATCCTAATTCAAGATACCAGTTGTATTTTGAGATAGTAAAACCAAGAGCAACTCCGCCTGTGCGTCCCCAAACAAACCAATGCTTGCCTATCTTTTTCTCCATAGGTTTATTCTACCTCCAATGAACACGCCTCAACTGGTAAACCTAATAACTGCGCGATGTCTTTCCAGTTATAGATAGCGTTTGCCCATTCATTCAAATCCTCGGTGTGAACTCTCATAGAGTGTTCGCCCACTCGAACAGTTGTTCGACCCACAGGAATATGCCCAGGCTTTGATTTTCCCCCCGCAAGAATCTCAGCAACCTCTTCAGGTGTGAACCCTGTTCCCTTAAATGAGGTCGAGGTAAGAAGTTTGTTCAACTCAGACGGGTCATAAGTTGCTAAGTCGCTCGTTCGATTGTCCACAATCAGAATCTTAATCTCTTCGACATCATCAACATCAATCCAATGGACGGCAATTTTCTCCCAGCCCAATTGAACTGCTCCCTGATAGGTGTGGTTTCCTGAAAGAATATGCTTGGTGCGTTTATTAGCCACGATGGGGCGATACTGACCCATGTATGTCAATGAGTCGATGATTGCTCCTATATCGCCCTCACGCGGGTTGAGAGGGTGAACTTTGACATCGTTGATACCAACAGTCTCAACATCCTCAGCCGTGGTATCGCTTCGCTCTCCGCTAGGTTCAGGCTCAACTGGTTTGCGCTCAGGTAATCCCAAGCGCTCCTTGATTATCTTGATGGCTTTTTGTTTTGTCGGTGCCTCGCTGTATAACTGCTCTTTCCAAGCCTTGTAAGCCTCCATCTCAATTGTAAACTTCCACGCGCTAATCTTTACTTCAGGGTCGTTAGGTAAAGGCTTAGAGGCAATCGAACTCTTTTCTTCACCGCTTGTTAGCCTGTCCAAGATTTCTACCTCAGATGCAGTAAATCCTGTGCCATCCAACTCAGGCAATGCTTGAAGAAGGCTTTTGAGAAGTGGCTCGTTATATCCTGCAAGGTCAGTTAGGCGATTATCGGCTAAAACAATTTTCTTAGCAGTCTGCTCATCAACCTCAATGTAAGTAATCTTAATTTTCTTCCAGCCGAGTTTCTTCGCCGCTTTGTATGTGTGATTGCCAGCAAGGATGTAATTCGTACCGTACTGGACAACAATAGGTCGGTATTGCCCGTGCGCTTTAAGTGAGAGCGCAATTGCGTCAATGTCTCCACGACGCGGATTGGTTGGGTAGGCTTCAAGCGAGTTAATCGGAACCGACGCAACTTGACCTACCTTAATGTTGGCTTTCATTTAATAAACAACCATGCTTCAAAATTGAAGAACTTCCAAAAACAAGCGCCTTTGTCAAAACCCGCTTCAACTGCCATAGCAATGTTTTGTTCGGCTGTCTTAGTTTTCATCAATGGGCGTAAATCTCGTTCTTTGCTGATTATCTCATTGGCGCTAAAATGCTTGCCTTTGAAGTCATAATAGGCAAAATTGAACACATGCTCTAACTCACCGTCCTCCTCGTAGCATTTCTCTGCCCATACAAAAGCCCCACCGTCTGCCAACTCTTCATAGACTAAATCTAAGATTGCTTGTCTATCCCCTACTGGAATGAACTGCAAGGTGAAGATTGAGAGAATCAGGGATGGTGTCTTGCCAAAGTTACGAAACGAGCGTAAATCTTTACGGACGAACTGAACATTCTCATGGCTCTCAGGTAGAAGATTGCTTGCAATGTCGATGCCTAATTTGTCACCCGTGAAAGGTATGCTTTCAAGGAGCGCTCCTGTTGAGCAACCTAAATCAACAACTGAGTAATCTTCTTTTACAAAAAAAGTTGATAAGTCACGAATGGCATCGGCTAATAAATGGTAGTTGGGTATTGACTTAGCAATGTGGTCATCAAAGTTATCTATTGTCTCAAAAGAAAATGGCTCAGTAGAACTCATGAAGTTTTCTTCCAATCGCTTCCACAACTGGGATGCTGATTGTTCGTCCGCATCGCTCGTATCTTTCGGCATCTGAAACCTTCTTTCCATCGTCGTAGAACTCTGTCCAGCCATCGGGAAAACCTTGCAATCTTTCACACTCAAGGGGCGTAAGTTTTCTTATTGAAACTGATTCTTCATCTCCAATAACAACTCCGTGCCTATCTTGAGCGGTGACTGTGTACATCGGGTCGTTATCGTCTTTAATCATGCGCCCGTTTGGACTCTTGTTGAATCGGGCAACATCCATAATAGGTTTCACAAACGGAACATTGTGTCCGCCTGTACCCATATTGGCTGTAAGAGTCGGAACTCCCCGTGACTTATATGGACGGAAATAACCTCGGCGCCATTGAGCCACTTCGAACTCAGGTACATCATCCATCACATAAGGTCGAGATGCTCCCCCTTTGTAATAATGGGCATCGAGCGTTGGAGAAATGTCGGAGAAAAGCCCCTGCCTTCTTCCTTGTTTGCCTTTGTACGGCTCATCATTCTCTCCACCTGTGATTCCGATAGGAAATACTTTTGGTCGGGGTTCTCCTCTAAGATGTCCGATAAGGAAAATCCTTTCTCGGTGCTGTGGGACTCCGAAATTTTGGCTGTCAAGCAACTCCCATTGACAGTCATACCCCATCCCATCCAAGACTTCCAAGATGATTCCGAAGGTTCTTCCTCCGTCGTGGTTGAGGAGTCCTTTGACATTTTCAAAGAGAAGGTACGGTATTCCTTTATCCCGAGCGAGTCGAAACATTTCAAAAGCAAGAGTGCCTCTTGTGTCCTCCAAAGAGAATCCCGTTCGTTTTCCTGCAATGCTAAAAGTGGCACAAGGAAATCCTCCAACAAGCAGGTCTGCGTTTGGAATGTCTCCAGCGGAAATAGTTCGAATGTCTCTTCCATCAGGTTGTTCTCCGAAATTTCGGGCATAGATTTTCCTCGGTCTCTCTAACCATTCGTTAGCCCACACGCACTCATGACCTGTGTTTTCAAGTCCTAAGCGAAAGGCTCCAATACCAGCAAAAAGTTCAATGAACTTCATTAAGCAACTGGTTTTGCTGGTCGCCCTCGATAACGAATTATCTTTCCGTTTTCATCATAGTGTGGCTCGCGGTCAATATCGTCTTTGATAATTTTGTAAATCAACTGCGCCGATACTCCCATTGCTTTTGCTATCTCTTTGTAAGTAATACGCTGTTTGCGTAGTCGCAAAATCAACTGCTTGCGTCTTTTACCTAAATCTTGAATCTGTGATTGATGAGTACGAATAGCATCGGTCAGAATCTTTACTTCCTCAAGACCCTTACCGTCTAACTCCGTTGCTTCCATTACTGTTGTCATTCTGTTACTCCCTCTTCGAACAAGCGTTCGACTGCTTCATCGAATTTAACTTTCTTTTCAATGTGATTGGCTGTTGCCAAAAACTCTAATGTTGTTTTTGATTTTGATTTATCGTAGGCAATGAGCATCGCTAGATAAAACGGCAGAACAATCAAACCTGCAAAAGCAAGCGCAACTGCTGTCCAAAAGAATTCTGTGTTCATCTAAACTTCCTCTCTTTTTCTACCCCTCGTATGTAAAGAACCAATGAATTTTTATCATTCCTTGGTGGTAAATAAATTAACGATTTCACATACTGTGAAGAGTCGTCAGGTAAAACTCCTGCATCTACGATTCCATCAATTGCCGCCTTGACGGATGGATTACATGCCCCTACATCTTGGAGGCGACCACCTTTCTGATGAGGTTCAACTGTGACGCTCATCCATGCCATAGGAGGTATCCTCTCACTTTTAGCCAAAAGTTGAAAACCGAGTCTCCACTCTTTCGTAAGTGTTGCCCTTTCCCATCTGTTCCCAGCGCGTTCAGCGTTGGTCGTCCAAGGACGCCTTTCAAACTCAAGTCGATAAACAACTTGTTCTGCTTCTTCCATACGACATAAACAATCCATGGGCTAAGCATCAAAGTTTGTCCCATTTAAGTCAAGTTGTTCCTTTTGTCCTAAATTGTCTATTTTCCACCATTTGCCTGAATTGTCACAAAATGGTATATCTTCGGCTG